AAGGGTATGGATTTATTCCAGAAGGCATTGGACAATGTGAGAGAATATCACATGAGGCAGACAATGACTAACCCTGAAGATGCCTTAGATCAAGCATTAAGGGATTTCTACAATGAAGAAAAAAGTACAGAAGATGTTGGAATGGTTTTATCAGGAGACTGATAGAGGTGAGAAGAACATTTCTGAATGTAAGAATTTGTATGATCTTGTAGAACGACTTCAATATCGATTAGAAGATATGGAAAATGAGCATATGCACATGCTTCGGCGGATTGATGCTCTTGAAAATAAGTAATTATTACTACAGGAACCCTTGACACGGTTCCTTTTTTACTATATAATATGTAAAGATTTGCAACATAAAGTAAATGACTGTAACGACGAACGAATTTGGACAGCAAAATCTTTTTGCGAAAGAACCTCAGATGTATATTTCTAAAACCGACGCAGAGCGTTACGGCTATGAAACCTACGCTGAAAAGGCGGAGAAGTTGAATGGACGCACTGCTATGCTTGGATTTGTTGCTGCTATTATTTCTTATGCTACTAGTGGCAGTGTATTTTTCTTTGGTATCTTCGGATTCTGATGACTGAAATTGTGTTTACCCTGACAACAGTTGCATTCTTCTGTTTGTTGGGTTATAGTGTAGAGCAACTCGCAGAAACTTATTAATGTCTTTTAACGTTACTCTTCGCTCCCCTGACGGTTCTGAGAACACAATCACTGTTGAGAGTGATCAGTATGTTCTTGACGCTGCTGAGGAGCAAGGTATTGATCTCCCTTATTCTTGCCGTGCTGGTGCTTGTTCATCCTGTGCTGGTAAAGTTGTAAGCGGAACTCTTGATCAAAGTGATCAGTCATTTCTTGACGATGATCAACTCGAAGAAGGATTTGCACTCCTTTGTGTTGCATATCCCACATCTGATTGTGTAATTGAAACTGAAAAAGAAGACTCTCTTTATTAATGGAAAATTCTATTCTCGAAATCCTAACTTATTATGTTATTGGTGGTGCCCTTTTAATCGGTGCCCCAGGTGTATTCTTCTTCGTTGTATTCATGTCTGCCCTTCAAAATACAAAAGGACGCATGGTAGGATACAAAGATCACAAAACATATGGTGATTCTTCAATCTATGAGAACACACCATCTGACAACAGTAAATTTTACCTTACTTTAGAACAATGAACGAAAAAGCAGAACGTATTAATGGTTGGGCAGCAATGATCGGTGTGATTGCTGCAATGGGTAGTTACGCTACCACTGGACAGATTATCCCAGGTGTATGGTGAACGACGTGTTAATCATTTCAGCGTCTCTCATAGGAGGGTTTATATTTGCTGCCCTATTGAGTGAAGACGTAGATGATGATGACAACGGCCCAGACTCAGGATTGATGACACCAGTTTACGCACCGTCACCCTCTTGACACACACTACATATTACAGTATCATTGGAGCACAGCGTTGCTCCTTTTTTAATGCTCAAAAAACTGATCGACAAACTTTTCTCTGAAAAAATCACAGAAGAAAAAATTGAATGTGCTATTGACGAAAATACTGTTGATTGTAAAACATTTGATGATGATCAAGAAAAGGCATTTATTGGAGTGCCTGCCCCTACAGAAAATGTAATCGATGAATGGTTTGCAGATCGTAATGGAGATGTAATCGTGGAGGATCAATCAGTGTTCGCTGGTAACTATGAGGGGCCTCTCTACGCTCCCTACACTGCTGTAGATGAGTTTAAGAAGCAGTCTAATGGCGATGACGGAATGCATCAAAAGATGTATGATATGGCTACGCAAAATGGTAAAACCACTTTGCAACTAAATCCTATTGGCGGTTCAGAAAACTTTCAAGGCGGTTCCGAAAATGTCCATCGATGATTGGCGCTACAGCGATCAAAAAATGATTGTGCGAGAGCAAGCACTTAAAATTCTTTTATCAAAGTTTGGAGGCGAAATGGATGGAGTGACTCCTAAATATTCGAGTCAGTCCATCTATGAATGTGCCAACGATTGGGTATCTCAAGGCAACATGCATTGTGCTGGCATAGTTCAATACTATAAGGCATATTATGCAAAAAGTAATTAATCTATTAGCAGTCATATCATTTGTTGGTGTTGCTGGCATTTATGCAGGAGGCACCACACTCCTTCTCAATAAGGACACCTATATTGAGAATGCGAAAAATAAACTTACTGAAGTTATTGGTGAGGCAATCGTAGATGTGCTTCCCACAGCACTTGATGCTGAACTTCCTCAGTCACTCCCTCAAACCACTGGTGGCGCTATTCCTTTCTAATTATTTTCATGAAAAAAATTCTTATGATGCTGATGGCAGCAACACTTGCTGCTCCTGCTATCGCTGATGAATCTAAAGTAAAAAGTTGGCGTTCATTCGACTCCATGGGTTGTATGATGCTTCGTGAATGCACTAAAGATGTTCGTCAAGTAAAAACTTGGAGAAGTTTTGGTGATAGTTATGAACCTTACCAAGAAGAGATCACTGACATTCTGAAAAGTCTGAGTCGTATCGGTGTCAATGTTTACATCGGTGATGATAAGTATTTTGCTTTTATGACACGAGGACTATATTCTGTAAAAGGAAATGATATGTTCTTGAATGCTCGTTATCTTGATAACACCACGATGATGCTGAAAGTTCTTCGTCACGAAGGCTGGCACATTGCACAAGACTGTATGGCAGGAACAATTGATAATACTTTCACTGCAGTTATTCACCAAGATGGTGTAGTGCCTGATTGGATTGCGAACGGTGCAGAAAGAACTTATCGAAAAGAGACTGTTCCATATGAGGCAGAAGCAATGTATGCTTCATTCTCTGATACTCTAACTAGAGACGCTCTTGAAGTATGTGCAGGGCCTAAAAAGATGTGGGAAGTTTATGAACCCACACCTTTGACTAAAAAGTGGTTGCTTGAACAAGGTTTTATTTCTAAATAACATTGCCTTACTTCTATACTAATGCTCGGAAAATCCAAAGCAGAAGTAGAAGAGAAGCAACACGATGAAGACAAAAGTGAAGTTCTTGGTAATTTGGTGAAAGTTGTAGTCCTTATTTGGAGTGCATCCCTTCTCACATTCTCATACGTTAGACTCCCTAACGGAAATAAGATTTTAGATTTCGATCCAACTTTTATCGCCTCAGTCTTCAGTGGCTCATTAGCTGCCTTTGGATTGAGTCCTGCTAAAGCAAGTGGTGGCAATGGAAACGCCAAACCCACAGCAAAAAAAGAAGAAGAACCACCTGTAGCATCTGCTATTGAACCTAAAAAGTAAACCTCTGAGGTTATCATGAACTCATACAATCAACCACCCACACCTAAGAATCCATTTAAATGGGCTGTCCTTGGTGTGGGTAGTTTTATTGCTATCGCTCATCTTGGTGTGCTTGGACATATAATGAAAGCAAATCAAGATACGATGAGGCAGATTACCAATCGTCCCAATTATCCAAATATTAATTTACCAACTGGAAAGTATTCTTCCTACGATGTAAATGTTGATAGAGATGGTTATAGTCTAAGGTATAATGCAAACGATCCTAAAACATTTACCACATCTAGATCAACCGATATAGATAAAACGCATGATGATAAAGGTTGGTTCGGTAAAACTTCTAAGGGAGCACTCACCAAGTCTGAAACAGTTGTTCAAGAATATTCAATGCATGGTGGATTGAATGCGGGAGCAGACAACCCTGTGGGAAAGTCTCTGAGTGCAGAAGATCTCGCCTGCATCAAGTCGGAGGGCGCTGGAGAATCGACAGGAGGAATGATCGGTGCTAGTATGACTGCCGGTGTTGCTCCAATGCTTACTGGTATTCCTTATGTTGGATGGTTAGCTGCTGGATGGGCATCTCTCTTAGGCAGAAACGTAGGTAGTGATCTTGGTGCTGAAATATCAAAAACTGTATCAGGATGTTAATTGTATAGAGAAGAACATCTACAAAAGAAAAGTGATGAGTGTGCTGCTATTTGGAGAAAATGGCAGCACTTTCAGTATGAAATAAAAGACGAAGAAAAAGCAAAGAAGTTAAGAAAAAAATGGTGTCAATGTGTCACGGAATTTGGTAAAATGGTAAGTCAGGAAGTCAAGACAAATCCCCGTTACACTTCAATTAGGAAGACATAGATAGTGTAGTTACGAAAACGTTTATGAAGTTTCTATTCGGACTTCTTGCTGCATTATTTCTTGCTGCACCTGCTTGGGCTGTAGATGTGCAGATGGGATCTGGTGGCAATCTTGTATTTGATCCTGCGGAGGTAACAATTAATGCTGGGGATTCTGTTCATTTTATTAATAATATGCTTCCTCCTCATAATGTAGTTGTTGAGGATCATGACGAACTAAGTCACGAAGCCCTGGCAATGTTACCAGGAGAAGAGTTTGATGTTGCATTCCCCGAAGCAGGTGACTATACTTACTGGTGTGGCCCCCACAAAGGTGCAGGAATGATCGGTACTGTTCATGTTGAATGAATAAAGACGAGAAAAGAGAGTTCTACAAAGGACTCAGGGAAAGGATCAAACAATTAAGGATGGAACATTTATTTGAAGAACCTTGTCCTTTATATGAGGATACAGATGAAGATGATGAACACTTTTAACAAATTCTTTCTAGATATCACTGTAGCAATCATTGATTTTCTTTATAGAGGAAGAGACTATCAACGTTTCTGGGTGCTTGAGGAGATTGCTCGGGCACCATATTTTGCTTTCTTGAGTGTATTGCACTTAAGAGAGTCTATGGGATTACGTGGGCCAGAACACATTTATCTGATGGAGGAACATTTTGCTCAAACTCTTAACGAAACAGAACATCTGGAATACATGGAAAAACGGGGTGGCAATGCATATTTTGCGGACAGATTTTTTGCCAAACACCTAGTCCTTATCTATTATTGGGTTAATGTGGTTTATTACTGGGTGGCTCCTAAGTCTGCTTAC